ACCCTAGACGCGTATGCTAAGAAGCTAGTTGAGGAAAACCAAAGGCTAACTGGCACGGTGTCTAAAAACCAAAACGCAATGCTGGAACAAGCAAAAAAAGCAGTTGCGGCGGAGCTTGAAACCGCCAAACGGCGCTATAAAGAAGCTTACGAATCAGGTGATTCCGACGCTATTGTTGAAGCCCAAGACGCTATAGCAACTGCACGAATACGGGCAGACAAAGTAGCTAACTTTAAACCCGCTCCTTTACAAACAAAAGAAACTACTGTAAAAGTCCCTCAACAACCTATTGAAACACAAGCAGTTCGTGATGAACGCGCCGTTTCTTGGGCAGAAGAGAACCCTTGGTTTGGGTCCGATGACGAAATGACAGCTTTTGCATTGGGGCTAGACTCAAAGTTAAAAAAGAGCGGGGTTGACCCGCAATCAGACGAATACTACGAGAAAATTAACTCTCGTATGCGACAAGTATTCCCCGATCAGTTTGATGATGGGATAGAGGACGAACCAGCTAGTACTCAAAGAAAATCTAGCAATGTGGTTGCTCCCGCTACGCGGAGCACAGGACCTAAGAAAATTAGGTTAACGCAATCACAAATAGCTATTGCGAAAAAACTTGGAGTACCACTGGAAACTTACGCCAAACAGGCTGCTGAATTAATGAGGAAACAATAATGAGTCAGAATAGACTAGATAGAGAACTTGAGACCCGTTCTAAGACAGTCCGTAAAAAGGCTTGGACGCGACCCACAGTGTTGCCTGATCCAACTCCTGAAGACGGCTATACTTACCACTGGGTTCGTATTTCAACTAACGGTCAATCTGACGCTACTAACGTCTCCTCTAAGATACGTGAAGGCTGGGAACCGGTACGCGCACAAGATCACCCCGAGATATTTACCGATGTCGTCTCTGATGAGCGGTTTAAGGATAACGTCATCGTTGGTGGTTTGATGCTATGTAAGGCCCCAGTAGAACTTGTCCAAGAGCGAAACGATTTCTATAAGCAACAAGCGGAATCGCAAATTCACTCTGTGGACAATAACTTGATGCGCGAGAATGACCCTCGTATGCCTCTGTTTCATGACAGAAAATCGAAGGTTACTTTCGGCTCTGGAAATTAAATTTAGGAGTTAAAAAATGGCTTATCCAACAGTCAGCGCTCCCTACGGCTTTAAGCCAATCAACCGTATCGACGGTATGCCTTACGCTGGTGCTACTCGCCTTATTCCTATTGCGGGTACATACAACGTGGCTATCTATGCGGGCGATTTGGTTCAAGTCGTAGCGGCGGGCACATGTGAGAAGTTCACTGGCACCACTACTGGTGGTACTGTGGGCGTTTGTGTTGGCGTTCAATACGTCAATTCCCTGAGTCAGTTCACACCTGCTCAATACTACCCCGGCACTAGCGTTACTAACGCTTACGCTATCGTTGTTGACGATCCTATGGCTGCATTCCAAGTTGTTTCAACTAATGGAAGCAGTGCCGTCACTGCGGTAGCTCGTGCTGTTGTAGGTGCAAACCTGTCCGTAGTTCAAGGTACAGGCGACGCAACTACTGGTGACTCTGGTCAATCGGTTCTAGGTTCTTCAGCAGCAGCTACTGCTACTCTGCCTATCCGAGTGATTGACGTTGTTGCCGAAACTGCAACTGGCGCTGATGCTTTTGTTGAGTTGATTGTTAAACTCAATACACATCAGTATAACAACACTACTGGCGTGTAAGGAGGCTGACTAATGGCTATTTCAAGAGCGCAACTCCTTAAGGAGCTATTACCGGGTCTAAACGCCCTTTTTGGTCTCGAATACGCTAAGTATGGTGATGAGGCTGCTGAAATCTTCGAAACTGAGTCTTCTGACCGTTCTTTCGAAGAAGAAACTAAACTGTCTGGATTTAGCGCTGCACCTGTTAAGGGTGAAGGTTCTGCTATTTCTTATGACAACGCACAAGAAGCGTGGACTGCTCGTTACACTCACGAGACAGTTGCAATGGGCTTCTCGTTAACTGAAGAAGCAATCGAAGATAACCTCTACGATTCACTCTCTTCACGTTACACGAAGGCTCTCGCACGTGCGATGGCGTACACTAAGCAAGTTAAGGGTGCTGCCATCCTCAACAACGCTTTCTCCGGCACTACTTATGGTGACGGTAAGACTTTGTGTGCGACTGACCACCCACTCGTTTCTGGTGGCACTAACTCAAACCGTCCTGCTGTTGCAGCCGATCTTAACGAAACTTCACTTGAAGCTGCCGTTATCCAGATCGCTGGTTGGACTGATGAGCGTGGTCTCCTTATCGCTGCTAAGCCCTCTAAGCTGGTTATCCCACCTGCGCTGCAATTCGTTGCAACACGTTTGTTGGATACAGAGCTTCGTGTGTCTACAGCCGATAACGACATCAACGCAATCCGCAACAATGGTTCAATCCCCGGTGGTTACACAGTAAATAACTACCTGACTGATACCAATGCGTGGTTCTTGATGACTGACGTACCTAACGGCCTGAAGCACTTTGTCCGCTCACCTATGCAAACTAGCATGGACGCAGACTTTGACACAGGCAACAGCCGATATAAGGCTCGTGAGCGATACAGCTTCGGCGTATCTGACCCACTGGGTATCTTCGGTTCACCCGGCGCTTCATAAGAAGTCAAAAGGTGTTAAGATTGGGGGCTTCGGCCCCCTTTCTTTTGTGTGGTAAAAAGTAGATATGCCTAGAGAAGAAAAGAAAACGTCAAAAGAACCACAAAATTCTAGGATATGCGCTTCTTGCAACAAAACTAGGCTGTTGTCCCAGTTCGAGCATTTTAAAGAAGGGTTTGTTCGTAGCGTCTGCCAGTCGTGCGTTATAGCGCAAAGAGCAAGAAAAACCTCCGCTACCCCTGAATCCTACCTTCGAGTACTAAACACCCAACTAAAATCCCAACGTCTTAAACAGGGCGTCGAATACGAGTTAACCACGGAAGATGTTATTGACCTGTGGGAAATGCAAGACGGCAAATGCGCGTTATCTGGCGTGCTTATGACTCATCAAAGAGATGGCATCTATGGCGACAGGAAGAAGAAAGAGTTTAATGCCTCGATAGACCGTATAAACCCCCAAGGCCCTTACGTACGGGAAAACGTACAGCTACTCGCAGCTAGGGTAAATACTATGAAACACACGCTTGGTGAAGATATGTTTATATGGTGGGTAAGAAACATTTACGAGACCCGACTTAAGTGATATTGTAAAACTGTTTTATCTCCCTTGTAGGTCTTAGCCCACCCCCCACAGGTGGGCTTTTTTTGTTTAAGTATTGTGTACTTATATCCGAAATGGTATATAGTAACTGTACCGGGGTCATCCGGTGTATCTGACAGTCCCGGCTGACGACATGCAGACAGATGCACCCCAAAATTAACTCGCATGTGAGGATTCTCAAAATGGCGAATACTACCTTTACAGGCCCAGTCATCTCGACTAACGGTTTTCAAACTGCCGATGGCAATATCACTGCTACTGGCACAGCTAATGTAATTGTTATCCCTACTTCTGATCCGGGTGTTGCAGGCGCTATCTGGAACAATGCTGGTACTCTAGCTGTCTCGGCAGGTTAATCCTTACTAACTAGAGGAGAGACCCATGTCTAGTTCAGATATTCAAACCAAACGGGTTGCTGCCGGAGGTACCGGTAGCTTGGGCGTAGGCCCCGCTCGTATACGCCAAGTTCAAGTGCTTACTAGTAATGTTGGCGCAGGTAGGTTGACGATTACTGATGGGGCCGGTGGCCGCACGGTTTTGGACATCGACTTTATTGCTGACGATTCGCACTCTATAAACATCCCAGATTACGGTATTCGCTGTGAAAGTGACGTAACAATCACACTGCTCACGAATATTACTGCGATGACGGTGTTCTACAGCTAATGGCTAAGCAAGTTGACAAGAAAGCGATGGCTTGTAACAAGCCGAAGAGAACTCCTTCTCACCCCAAAAAGTCCCACATTGTGAAGGCTTGCGAAGGTGGAAAGGAGAAGATCATTCGGTTTGGGGAGCAAGGCGCGTCTACTGCTGGTAAGCCTAAGTCTGGTGAGTCTGCTAGAATGAAGGCCAAGCGCAAATCGTTTAAAGCCCGACACGGTAAGAACATTGCCAAGGGCAAAATGAGCGCAGCCTACTGGGCGGATAAAGTAAAATGGTAACTAAATGAAAGACTTAGAATACTCGATGGTAGACGTAGCATTAGCCATTCTGAGTTATTCTAAAGGTCGTTGGACTCCAGAAGAGGTTTTAGAGTTTGCATTTGCTCTACAAGCTTTTCACGAAGAAGAGACGGACGAACCAAAGCCTACTTTAGTTAGCATTAAAGGCGGAAAGAAAGATGCCAAGCAAGAGCAAGAAACAACACAACCTGATGGCAGCGGTGGCGAATAACCCCAAGTTTGCCAAGAAGGTAGGAATCCCACAAAGCGTGGGGGAAGATTATGTTGAGGCTGATAAAGGCCGTAAGTTCAGGAGCGGTGGTATGGCTGGTTGCGGAACTAAAAGAATGAA